GAAGAGGTTAAAGAAGTGGTAGAAAAAGCCGCTGAAGTAGCTCCTACGAATGAAGTAATAAAACAGGCTAAAGAGGCTTCTAAGCAAGTAACAACTAAATTAGTAAATCAAGTTGAAGAAGCTGTAGCTCCTGCAATAGAAGAGGTTAAAGAAGTGGTAGAAAAAGCCGCTGAAGAACTTGACGAGGTTGAGGAAATGGACGAAGTCGAAGGAATGGATGAGGCTAAAGAGGCTTCTAAGCAAGTAAAAACTAAGAAGCCTGTGACTAAAGCGGCGCCTAAGAAGTCAGCAACAAAAAAATCTAAATAGTATATGCAAAAAACAGCGTTAAAGCTTTACGAGTTTTATAACCTAGAAGCAGAACTTAACGGAGTTACGAATCAGCAAACTGGAGAATCAATTTCCAAAGGTTTACTTTCAGAAAAGATTAAGTTAACAACAAAGTATTGGATAAACGATCTTACAAAAAAAGTAGCCACAGAGAAAGAAGCCTGTGAAGCCATCAAAACCGAGTTAATCAAAAAACACGGAACTCCTGACGAAGAAGGAAATGTTACAATTCCAATGTACATTAACATCGTAAAGGACGAAGAAGGCAAAATTGTATCTGCAGAAAACAATCCTACTTTCGCAGAGTTTCAAAAAGAATTCAACGCCTTATTAAGCGAAGAAAGAGAATTAGAACACAAAGAGTTCAAGTTAGAAGAGTTCGAAGAAGTGTCCTCAGAAGGCGCTTATACGACTTTCTTTAAACTTATCAAAATAGAAGAATAACGAATATTCATACCAAGAGAATGGCTCACCCAAAAAGTGGGCCGTTTTTCTTACATATTTATAGCAAATACAGTTATGGCAAAAATAACAGATGACGAATTACAAAAATTAAACTTTGTAAAACAAGACGCTCTGGAAGTTGCATCTCTTCTTGGAGAATTAAGCTATCAAAAGATATCTTTAGAAATAGAGATGGAAGAGCAGAAGAAAAAAATACAACAAATAAAAACTCAAGAGTCTCAAATATTTGAAGAACTTAGATCCAAATACGGAAATGTTTCCATAAATATAGAGACAGGCGAATTTAACTAAAGTGTTTTGAACTAAGTATTGATATTTATTACTAGAAAAAAACGACATAAATGGCCGAAACACTAATTAGCCCAGGAGTATTCTTACAAGAGAACGACTTATCTCAAATAACACAGGGACCAGTTGCAGCAGGTGCAGCTTTATTGGGTCCAACTGTAACGGGCCCAGTAAACATACCTACTTTAGTTACTACATATTCTCAGTACAAATCAGTATTTGGAGCAGCCTTCGTTTCTGGAGGTGCTTCTTACGAGTACTTAACTAGCATGGCTGCTTTGAACTATTTTGAGCAAGGTGGAGAATCATTGTTAGTTACAAGAGTAGCTTCAGGATCTTATACCGCTGCAACAGCTTCTATAATAAATGGAATAGGATTAACTACAGCAAGCGTAGACCTAACTCTTACAAATGCTATAACTAGTAGTGTTATAGTAATTTCAGGAGCTTCTACACTTTCTTTCGTAGCTACAGGATCAACGTTCACAAATACAGCTACAACAAAGTATTACACTTCCGGATCTACGTTAGCATTAACTCTTAATTCGTTAACTGGCTCTATTAATAGTTCTTCACTTGCCTTAGGTATAAGCGCTAGTTGCAGTGCTACTCAATTGAGTTTACAAACGACTATAACAGGCGAAAACAAAAATAGCTACTATGCAACTGCAATAGGTAGTACCACTTATTTTACAGGCGGTACTAACCAAGCTGCTTTAGTTTTAGAGAGTTTATCTGTAGGCACTATAATGAACAATAACTCTAGTTCAGCTAACCCATTAAACGGAGCTTTACCAGCAGGAACTTCTGCTAATATTCGCTGGGAAATCACTTCTAACGATACAGGATCAGGTTTATTTAACTTAATTGTTAGAAGAGGCGATGATTACCAAAATAATAAAACAATTTTAGAAACTTGGAATGGTTTATCTTTAGATCCAAATCAAAATAATTATATTGCGTACGTAATTGGTGATCAAACTCAAACTGTTGCTACAGATGATTTGGGTAATCCTTACTTACAATTAACTGGTTCTTATATTAACAGAAGTAGATACATTAGAGTAAAAACTGTAAATACACCTACTCCTGGTTATTTCAATCAATTTGGAGTTCCTCAACCTCAATACACATCTCTTATTCCAATAGTTGGATCTGGATCTTACAACGGATCTTTCGGAACCGCTACAGGCGCAATATTCGGATCTTTTGGTAAAGAGCCTGTTAACTTCTTTGAAAACATTCCTAGTATTCTTTCTACGATTTCTACAAATAATTCTAATATTCAAGGCGTATACGCAAATGATTACGATATCGCTATTGGATTATTAGGTAATAAAGATGCTTACGATTATAACGTTATTTATGCACCAGGTTTAACTGCAGTAAATGCAGGCTCTGAAATAAGTAGCCTTCTTAATACAGCTCAAACAAGAGGCGATAGCATCGCAGTGATTGACATGGTAGCTTACGGACAGTCTATTCCAACAATTTTAGGTCAAGCAACTGCATTTGATAACTCTTACGCAGCAACTTATTGGCCTTGGGTTCAATTAAGATCTAGAGAGACAGGAAAGGTTAATTTCGTACCAGCTTCTACAATTGTACCAGCCGCTTACGAATATAGCGATAAAGTTTCTGCTGAATGGTTTGCGCCAGCAGGTTTGAATAGAGGCGGTTTGCCAACAGTTTTACAACCTGAAAGAAAATTAACATCTAACGATAGAGATAGATTGTATCAAGGATCTGTTAACCCAATTGCTACATTCCCTGGAGTTGGTACTGTTATCTACGGTCAAAAGACTTTACAGAAGAAGCCTTCTGCTTTAGACAGAGTTAACGTTAGAAGATTGTTAATCGCTCTTAAGAGTTACATTGGTCAAATTGGAGAAACTTTAGTATTTGAGCCTAACACTCAAGTAACTCGTAATAAATTTATTAATCAAGTTAATCCATATTTAGAATCAGTACAACAAAGACAAGGTTTATACGCATTCCAAGTAGTAATGGATGAAACTAATAACACTCCAGATGTGGTTGATAGAAACCAATTAGTTGGTACTATCTACTTACAACCAACTAAGACTGCTGAATTTATTCAATTGGACTTCAACATCTTGCCTACAGGAGCAACATTTGGTCAATAATAACAAACACAATAGAAAATGAACGATAATACAATTATTAAAATCAAAGTACCAGCTCATTTATACGAGAGTGTAAAGGCCAAGTTAATGGTAAAAGAAGAAACTTCTCAATTACAAAAATTGGAAGAAGCGAAAGCTAAGATCGAAAAAATGATCTCTGAAGCTAAAAAAGTAGATCCTAAAAAAGCTGCTGAAGATAAAAAGAAAGCTGAAGAAAAGAAAAAGAAAGAAGCAGAAGCTAAGAAGGTTGCTGACAAAAAAGCTGTAGATATGAAAAAAGCGGCTCAGAAGAAAAAATAAGTAGAGTAATATTTATTATTACACAATTAAACCAGAATATTATGCCAGTGTTGGATCCAAACGAGATTATGTTTACCGCCTTCGAACCTACAGTATCGAATAGATTTGTAATGTACATAGACGGTATTCCTTCATATATGATTAAAAAAGCAGACGCTCCAGGCGTTACTTTAAACGAGATCAAATTAGATCATATCAATGTTTATCGTAAGATTAAAGGAAAGGCTGAATGGAGAGATATGACTTTATCATTATATAACCCAATTTCTCCATCAGGTCAACAAGCTGTAATGGAATGGGTACGTTTACATCACGAATCGGTAACCGGTAGAGATGGTTATTCTGACTTTTATAAGAAAGATTTAAACTTATCTATTATCGGACCAGTTGGAGACATCGTTTCAGAATGGATCATTAAAGGCGCTTTCATCAAAGAAGCAGCTTTCGGTAATTACGATTGGTCTACCACAGATCCTACAGAATTAACAATCTCAGTTGGAATGGATTATTGCGTATTGAACTACTAATCTTACATTCACGAATATAGAAGAAAGGCCGCATCACTGCGGTCTTTTTTTGTTGCTGGAAACCGGAATCAATTATATTTATTTATAAATAAGTTACCAATATGTCAGAACAAAAATTTACGGTGCCAACCGAAATGATCGACTTGCCTTCTAAAGGTAAAGTCTACTCGAAAGAAAACCCTTTGTCAGCAGGAGTCGTGGAGATGAAATACATGACTGCTAAAGAAGAGGATATACTAACCAATGTGAACCTGTTACGTCAGGGCTTAGCTATTGAGAAGATGCTTAAGTCACTTATTAAAACTCCAATAAAGTACGAGGATCTAACCCTAGGAGACAGAAACGCATTATTAGTATCAGCTAGAATATTAGCTTACGGTAAAGACTACAATTTAAAGTACAACAACCCTAATACAGGCGAAGACGAAACAATTGTTGCAGACCTTCAAAAGTTAGGATACAAGCAGGTGGATTTGTCTTTATTTGACAATAGCAACGAAGTCGCTTACGAATTGCCTTTCACAAAGAACCTTGTTACTTTTAAAATTCTTACAATAGAAGACGATAAAAAGATTGACGAAGAAGCAAAAGGTATCAAAAAATCATTAGGTCAAGATTCCGGCATTTCTTTAAGATTAAAACATCAGATTACTTCTGTTAATGGAGATAGATCAACAAAAATTGTAAGAGACTTCATCGATTCAGGAGCCTTATTGTCAAGAGATTCAAACCCATTAAGACAATTTATGGCGTCAGTTACTCCTGATATTGAAATGAAAACTACTGTCACATTGTCTGACGGTACTGAAATGGAAATCGATGTACCGATGACCGCTGAGTTCTTTTTTCCCGGGAGCGGAATATAGACACACGTTTATGACCGAAGTCTTTGAGCTCACCTATCATGGTGGCGGAGGCTTTACCTATTCCGAGGTATGGAACATGGACGTGAATAAGAGGAGATTTAATCTTAAAAAGATCAACGAGTACTTAGAACGAGTAGAAGAGGTACGAAACGAGAAAAATAAGACAATCACCGAGAAAACAGATCCTAGCAAGATCAATATACCAGAATTCGCAAAATCTAAGAGCGAGGAGCCCACTTTTGTTTCTAAAGTAAAACCTAAGTCTTAAATATTTATTTTAGATCAAACTATCTAAATGGCAGACGAGAATAAAAATACGGGACCTCAAAATGTAGATCCAAAGCAATTTGCTGCTGGGTTAAAAAATCTATTAGATTCTCAAGGAGACTATAATAATCTACTAAAAGATGCTATTCGTGAATTAGGTCAAATGGATAGGGCCTATAATAAAATTGAGGCTAGATTAGCTACGTTAAACAGCGATTCAATAAATATAAAACAGGTTAATAGGGATCTTTTACTTCTTAAACAAAAGGAGTACATCGAAGATAAAAAATTAACCGACTTACAAAAAGCAGTAGATCCTCTAGCAAAACAGGCTTTAAGCGTCGCTAAAGAAAATACTAGGATTTTAATGCAAGAAGCTGCAATTCTTGGAGAAAAGCTAGATTACGAAGAAACAATGCTAAAGTATCTTGAAGATACTGGTGATTTAGAAGCGGCCGCATTATACGCGCAAGAGAAAAAATTAGAGATATCTCAAAAACAAGTAGAAATAGGTCGAGCTAGTTTAGCCAACGAAAAATCTGTTTCAAAACAATTAGGTATTTCGGGAAACTTAATGAAGGCTTTCGCTGAAAAAATTGGGTTCGGAGAAGAAGCTTACTCTGCTATGAGTTTAAAAGCTAGAAAACTTGTAGAACAACAAAAGGACATGAACGCTGTTAGTAAAGTGTTCTCAAAAGTATTAGGAACTTGGCAAGTGGCAGCAGCCGGTGCAGGCTCAGTTTTTAAATCCGCATTCTCAAGCATTTTAGATCCTGCAATGTTTATACCGATAGTGGGTGGAGTCGTTCAAGGATTAAAAACTGTATTCGATTACATATTAGGAATTCAAGATAAAACTGTTAAGTTTGCTAGAGTAATGAACCTTTCTACAGCAGAAGCTAGAGAGATGAAAATGCAATTCGCAGATATTAGTATTAGTGAAGGCGACATACTAGTTACTTCTCAAAAATTGGTCGAATCTCAGATGGAGATGGTTGACGCTTTGGGTGTAACTAATAGATTGACCGACGAACAATTGGTGACTAATATCAAGTTAAAAGATATAGCTGGTCTTGATTTAGAAACTAGAAAAAGCCTTGTTGAAACTTCTAAAATAACAGGAAAAGATCAAGAAGACATAACTAAATCTATATTGGCTCAAGTAGTAGGTTTAAAAAATGCAACTGGTATAAGTTTTCAATATCAAAAAATTCTTAAAGAGGCTTCTAATTTAGGAGGTTACTTAGGATTAACTTTTGCAAAATACCCTGAAAAATTAACCAAGTCTTTACTAACTGTTAAGGCTATGGGTATGGAACTAAAACAATTGGATTCTATAGCTGATTCTTTCTTGGATTTTGAATCAAGCATATCAAGCGAATTTGAAGCTCAACTATTGACTGGCAAAGACATTAACTTAGCAAAAGCAAGAGAGCTTTTCTTGAATAATGAATTAGCAGAAGCGGCTCAAGAAATTACGAGTCAAGTTGGTAGCGCTGAAGAATTCTTAAAGATGAATCGTATACAAGCAGAGTCTTTAGCGAAAGCCTTTGGAATGTCTAGAGATCAACTAGGAGACATGCTTAAACAACAAGAGTTTTTATCTAGATTAGGAGCAAAACAAGGAGATAGTGCAAAAGAACAATTAAGACTAGGATTAGAAAAATATAAGAATCAAAAAGCTTTAGCCGCGGCAGTTGGAGAGGAAGCATATCAAAATTTGCTTAATGCGTCTGCTCAAGAAAAAATAGCAGCGTTCTTAGACAAAGTGACTCAATCTTTCTCTGACTTTGTAGAAAAATCAGGCGTAATTGAAAAAATTGAACAGTTCGTTAATTACTTATCACAACCTAAAAACATAAAAAGAGTTATTGAAACCATTAGAGATGTATTCGCAGATATTGCGGGAGTTGTATTATCTATAACTAATGGAGTTATCGACGTTATCGATTTTCTTACTTTCGGATCTTTTCCAGAAGAGTTAGAAAGAAAATTTGAAAGATACGAGGAATTGGTTCCTCAAAAAATTAGATCTATAGGAGGAAATTTTGAAAGCGTAAGTGTTTCAGCTAATGCAGCGAAAGGAAATGCAAGCGCTTCAACTGTTAATGTGTCTCAAGGATCAATGGGAGGAGGCGCTTACACTGGGCCTAAAGTATTAGAGTTAAACGTTACGGGAAAAATAAATACACAGGACGAAAGAACTTTTGCTAGCTTTACAGCCAAAGGATTAAGTACACCTTACGGAAATTCAGATCTTCAAACCGGGAATTATAACTCCGTTTAATTAGCATGCCAATAATATCTTCAACATCAGGGAAAACTATAATGCCTTTAATAAGTTTAAAAACAGATTTAAAGTCTTTGAAATTTGGCGCAGATTTGCCAGGCTACGGATCTTCCAATCAACCGTTTATACAAACTCAAATACCTAATGATTTTGTTTCAAACCCTTTGCCAACTTCTGGAAATACGCAACCTATTTTTAGACCAACATCTACAGGAGGATTCGATTATCCAAGAAGAGGAACTCTTAATAGCATAAATTCGGCTTTAGTTAATGGATTTGGATTTGTAGAAGTAGAAGCAAGAGGAGAAAATTACTCGGTTTCTAATATTATAGATCATAGAAGAATAAAAGCTTTTTTAGAAACCGCTAGAGGAAAAACTTTTTTGGATAAACAAAAAAACTTACAACTTTCAAATCCAAAAACAGAAACTGGAAATACATTGTTTGGTCAATTTACAACCACGTCGATACTTCCAGGACTTATAGAAAATACAAGAGTTTACAATAACGGTAGAAATACTTTACAGCAAATTAAAGAACAGGGAAGTGGTATTCATATAAGTAGAATAGGACTAAGTCCATTCAACTATTTAGAAAAATTTTACATAGATATAGTAGGAGCGCAGAATACCTTAAACGAAAAACAAACGAACAGACTATTAATATTACAAAAGCTAAAAATAAAATCGTCTGATCAAGTTTTTACTGAAGATAGAGAAAGCATAGCTAATTTGAATCTTGTAAATAGGCTTGGAATTTCCTACGATAAGAGTTTGATATTTCAATATTTGGGAGGACCAGGATCTAGTTATGGCTTAGGTCCTACGATTATAAAAAGATACGACGATACTACGAGTCTAGTAAATCCAGCAGTTAGGTTGGCTTCGACTAGAACCATGACTTACGATACTATACTAAATAAAAATACAACGCCTGGTTTAACTAAGATCACTGACTTTAGACTTAGTGTACAAGACGAAACTATTAGAAAGCAAGCTTGGGATTATAATACACAAAGTTTAGAGTCTAAATTTTATGTCGGTATAGGTAACTACAAAGACAAAATGAATAAGCTTCTGCCTTTTGTTTTTAATAGTGATACTGATCCTTGGTCTTCTGATTTGGTGCTTAATGGAGAAACTAAAGACATTATTAAATTTGTATTTGAATGCGTAGATAATGATAATCCATCTACTTCTGTCGCTATATTTTTTAGAGCATTTTTAACCGCCGGTTTAACTGATAATAA